CAATGTAGATTTCCTGATCAAACGAATCTTCTGAAATGTAGTCAGTTCTGACCCGCATATAGCCCCAACCCATGCGAACAGCGTATTCAAACGCATTGTCATAGGCATGGTCAGCATTGGAATTGACTTCAATGTGGCGAATAATGCCGCTAATGGTCTGTGCGTCAACCATGTCCTCATGCGTGTTTGTGGCATGGACTTTGATGCGGGGACGCTGTTGACGTTGCTGATTGGAAACTTGGCGGCAATAGTTGTCCACTTTGTTTACAGTAATGCAAGGGCGTGACTCAAGATTGCGTGAGTTTTGCAGGGTAACTGGCCATTGATCACCAGCGCCAAACTTCAAATCTTCAAGCGCTTCCTGACGATTCATTGTGTCTGCATCGTTAGCAAACTTGAGAAACTCTATTGCTTCCTGAATTCGTTTGTCGTAATCATCAGCCATGATGTTGCCCTAAGTGATTTGGAGACATTTTAACTCATCCATGAGTAATCGCTACCATAATTTGCGTTAGCCTTTGGCTTTCTGGTTTGTCTAGGCTCATTGACCATCAGACCAATGTACCTAAACGCATCAGCGCCATGTGAATAATTGTCATGCAATGGCGTTTTGCTAAATTGCTTGGTGTCTGGGTCAACATCGTAACGGTAATGGCGTAGGCATTGCAAGCCCTCGTGACAGTTTTCACGGTCAAACCAGCAGTTAACAAAGATTGTCCTAGCTGCATTGATTGAATCCATGATGGGCGTTCTGGGGATAATCTTGGTCTTATAGCCCGCATTTCTTACGATTTCCTCAATGCTTCTGCCATTTCCCGCTAGTGTTTTGTTCTCAGCATCATGTGGAAGCCATAGCGTGTCGTACATATAGCCAAAGGTCTGCATTTTGGCCAGGTAGTCACTCATAGTCTGCTGATTGCCCTCAATGTAGCGAATCAAACGGGTTTCCATGCCTACAAACTGTAAGAACCAAATTGCCGTTGCATCAGACCAACCTAAGTCAAAGATGGCATGAACGGGCTTTGTAGCATCGTAGTTGACCTTTGTGATGCGGCCATCTAACTCAGCCAGTTGCATTTCTTTGGCAAAGATAGCCCCATCCACCGTCTGTCGGCATAAACCTTCCCAAACCACGTTGTAACCCTGTGGATCACGGTGTTTAAGCGCATCCTTCTCAAGTTTCAGCGTTTCAGGAAACCAAGGGTTATCTGACCAATTGATCTTTTGGACTATGCAGTTCTCAGGCGGGTTAAGCACAAACCGCTGGTAAGTTTCATCAGTCTCTAACTCAGGGTTAAACGTCACCCAGATTTCAGACTTTTCTTTGCGAATGGTAGGGATTAACACGTTCCACGACATACGGCTGGTTGTCTGCGCTTCCTCAACCCAACAAACGTCAACACCTTCGTAAGACTTGACGTTGGCCACATTGTTCTTTAAACCAACAAAGCTGAACTCTGAGCCGTTCTTACCCTTGATGTTGGTTTGGGTGATTTCGTAGAACGACCCAAGCCCTAAAGCCTCAATCTGGTCACACAGTAGCTTGTGAACTGAGTCTTTGATAGATGTTTGGAATTCACGGGCGCAAAGCACTCTTAACGGGGCTTGAGCGCCTTTAATGAGCAAAGCCCTAGCAACCCCCCATGACTTTGCCCCACCTCGGCCACCGTAAAGAACTTTGTAACGTGATGGCTGAAACAAGCATTGCAGCTTGAGTGGGAACTCAGCCTTTGCTGTTACTTGGCTAATGTCACTCACTTGGCTTCACAAACGTGACTTGAATGCCAGCCAACAACGGTGCGCCATCAGCGCCTGTGATTTCTTGCTTGACTTGCTCACGGTACTTTTTAGGGAATCGTGCCGCCATAGACCTTGACCAAATTGTTGCATTCAGTCTGTCGCTTTCTTTGTTCTCAACCATGTGAGTTTGGGCAATATCTTCCCACCATTGCAGTTCAAACTCTTTTGCCAACTCCAAGGCGTGTAAAAATTCTGGATTTTCGTCACGCCAGTTGTATAAAGTTTTAGTTCCTACGCCCAAAATAGCACCAATTGCTTCAGTTGACTTACCGATCTTTCCCAATGCAATCACTTCCTCACAATACTCAGGTTTGTAAAGGGTAGGGCGACCAACAGGGCGTTTCTCGGTTGTATCAGTCATTTGGCAATTCTACGGGTTTCTCTAATTCTTTCAACCAAGCCTGATTCTCAGCAATAGCGCCTGATATGGCGTGAAAGTTAGCCAGCATTTGTTCTTTTTGCTTCTCAAGGTCAGCAATTCGGGCTTTGACTTGCTCTAGCATTAGCAGTTCCAGTTCTTAAGTGATGCCTTGGCACGTTCTGCTGGCCCTTTGGAATTCTTGACCACACCTTCCATTCGGGCGCAAAAACTTGCCTTGCGTCCTTCATCCTTCTTTGTCTTTGGATTAGGCGCTGGCGGCTTTAGGTTTGAATTGTTCTTGGCGTTGTACTCAGCACGACCTTTGGCGGTCATTCCCGCACCCTTTTCTGTAGGGTTATAGGTTTTATCCTTGCCCGTTGTCTTGTGGGGGATGGGTTTATCGTGCTTTGCCATGATTATTTCTTTGCGGTTTTAGCAGATTGTTTGAACGCAGCAGCTGTAGGTGCGCCCTTTGAGCCAGGTGTTCTCATGCGCTCTACTGGCTTGCCTTCAGCCTTTTGGCGCTCAATGCGTTCTTGTTTAGCGTGAATGTTGGCATAAAGGCCAGGTTTACTTGCCATGATTTACTCCTCAATTATGAAACATACATCTTGCCAACTCATTTTGAGTAAGCGCTCATCATTGTGCTTGATTTCCTCAAACTTCAAATATTCATCTTTGTAGTCTTTGTGAAATGTACCAAATGCAATTTTGTCACCAACATTTAAACCCTCGGCTTGGGCTTCTGGGCCTACCGCCATGACTGTTCCACGGCTCTCAGCTTCTGCTGATTGGAAATAAATTGTGCTTTGGATACGTTGTTCAGGACGCACAAGAATCTTGTCTTTTAAGGGCTGCAAGTTCATTTTGCACCCTTTGCTGGTCTGCCACGCTTTTTAGGCAAAAAAGCACCCGCCTCTGGGACGGGTGTAACATCCTCCGACGGGACGATGGCAACTAACTCAAATTCACCGCACCACTCGGTATAGTGACGGTTTTGGTAAGTGGGGTAGCGTCTGCATTGCCCCATCTGACCTATATCATTAAAGTAAAGACAAGCCTTACAATTCAAATCAGACATTTCAAATCCTTATCATTTGTGATGTTTAGAAGCCCATTCAGTCGTGCATGACTGTTTGGGTTTCGCTTTTTAGCGGTACTCTGAACGGGTCTTGGTGTAGCAAATACCGTCAGTTTTACCAGTATTAAATTGCTTATCAGCACCCATTTTGTCCTCTTTACCCATAGCAACGCCACCACGCATTTTTTCCATGCGCTCGCCTGTACGGTCAGAAGATGCAGCACCTTTAGGGGGTGTTGCGCCAGTTGTGCTTTTAGCCATTGTTGTATCAGCTTTACCCATGATTTTTCCTTGCAAAGAATTTATGGTTTGACTTTATGTCCAATATGGCACAATGTCAATCACCATTTTAACAGGAATTTATCATGGCTTCCAAATTTATCATCACAGCCGCAAAGTCTAAAACTCCCAAAGAGCCTATGCACTACGAAAAGGTTTCTGAGCATCGTTCTGAAATGTCCCGCATCAAAGCTGTGGAAAAAGAATTGAAGCAACATGAGGCACAGGGCTTAGACAAGGCTCACAAGGGTAAGTGAGGCTTTGGCACTTCTGGAGGCCATCTGTCTCCTAGTGCCTCAATTGTTCCTGTGTGGGCTTTTTGCCACATTTCTTTGCGTTCATCTTTGGATAAATGCGCCCCTTGATCAATTTCGTAATGGCATTTAAGGCACAAAGCGGCCACTAAGTTGTCATCAGCTTTGATGCCTTTACCCTTGCCACCGCCCCAATTGCTGTGCGCTGCCTGAACTCCGTTATCTATTCCACAGTTTTGACAGGCTAAACCCGCCACTAGCTTTAACAGTTTCTGGCTTCTCACATACTGGTGTTTCAGGTATTGCATATTCTTTTGTTTGGAACTTGTGGTAGTTGTCGCATTCCCGTTTTCTAAGGATAAATTCTGGGTTTGCTCTTGTGTCTAAGACTTTGTTTTTGCGTGTGCCGCAAACTGGACATTTCATTTTTCAATCCAATATTCTTCAAGCCAATGGTCATACATAGCCCAAATAAACAAGTATTTCCAAGCCAATTCTTCTGCGTGTTTAATAAATAAATCACTAAACAACATTTCTGCCATTTTTAAGCACATTTCCCTTGTTGGCGGTTTGTCATTCATCATGCTTCGATACCCTTGTCTGTCATCCAAGCCATAAGCCATTCAATAAACTCTGAACCTTCATCCACAGTGAATTTGTGGCTTTGCAGACCTAGCTGAACAACTCTTTCCCCGTCTAGGCTCGGTGCAACCTTGCCAATCTTGCGCCCTGTTTCATGCGCCCATTGGTCAATTAAAAGGCGCTTCCAATCGTCTGATGACCAGGCTGACCCAGCTGCTTTCATTTGTTTGGCAACCAAGTCAATCAAACTGTGAAACATGGCATTTTGGTCTGAACTGCGAGTGGATCGTTTTACTTCCAACCGTAATTTTTTGCCAGTTTGCAAACTTTCTTTGATCTTTGGCCATAAGTCTTTTAGAACTGAATGCGCTTGTTCAGGGGAATAAAGGGTTATGTTCATGCTTGCCTCACCACAACTTCAACCTTTGCCACTTTTCCGTAAACCTTTGTGGCGTGTATTGATGTAATTTGCGAATCGTTATCAAACACAATTTTGTCCATGCCATCAATGACGCTCTTGATTACGTTATCCAAATCGGGGCGTTTGGTGTGTTTCTCAGAATCGTTTAAACAAGCCTCAGTGCGTTTTTTGGAGTAAGAGGCTGGAACTGGAAAGGTAACGTAAATAAACGCCTCTAATGCACCTTCTAGGGCTTTTGACGCACCCATTGCAACCTTTGCCATCATTCCAACTTCGGATTCATAAGTTTTTGTTTTTTCAGGTGTGTAAGCAACGGGAAACTTTCCTCTAGTGGAAAATCTTGGTCTGCCTTTGGCTACGGGATGCCCATAGACTGTAAACATGATGGAAATCATTTCTTATCCTTTTGTTTATTCATGCGCTTGCGTAGGTCATCGGCAGCCGCTTGCCCACGTTTCTTGGCAATGTCGGCTAGGGTTTGTTGCCACCAATATTGGGCTTCTCCCCGCCCTTCCTCTAGCACTTTCTTGCGGTAACGCCTGATCCATTCCATTGCTTCCGTTTGTCTCATAGTCTCCCGTAAGTTCAAGCGCTCTTGTAATGACAAAGTGGCTAAATTGTTGGCCTTCTCTGACCCGATCAAGAATTCTTGTTGCTTCATAGTGATTCACTTAATTTCCTCCAGACTGCTGCGACCACTTGTGGAACTTGTCCGTTGCCAATGGCTTTAAGTCTGTCCACTCTTGCGGCCACCCCATCAGCCACTCGACCCACTCTGG